AGGCTCTTTGTTTGGTCCAAGGGGTGGGCGCTTTATGAATGCGCCACTTGGAGCTTTTCAAAGCACTGTAGACCAAACGGCAGCAGCGGCCAATACGGCCTATGCCATGACACTGAATACGACAGATTACGCCAATGGCGTGAGTGTGGTCAGTAATTCACGGATCACAGTGGCTGACGCTGGCATTTGGAATTTGCAGTGGTCTGGACAGTTTGAAAACCCTGATTCTCAGGACCATGATGTCAGAGTCTGGCTCAAGATCAATGGGACAGTGGTCACTGGCTCAAATGGATTCTTTGCAGTGCCAAGCAAACACGGCTCAGTCAATGGCCATGCTCTAGTTGGCTGGAATTACTTTTTGAGCTTAAACGCAACTAATTATGTGGAGCTTTGGTGGGAAACTGACAGCACTCAGGTGAGTATTCAAAACTATGCAGCATCAGGAAATTACCCCTCAACGGCATCACTTATTGCGACAATGACATTTGTCTCAAACATCACATAAATACTGCCATGTATATACCACTCAAATTACCCCCAGGTGTTTTCCGAAATGGCACTGAGTACCAGGCAGCAGGCCGATGGTATGACGCAAACCTAGTGCGCTGGTATGAGGGGACACTGCGCCCCATCAATGGATGGCGCACCAGGTCAAGCTCACAAATGTCAGGCTCATGCCGAGGCATCATCACTTGGCGCGATAACAGTGCCAACCGATGGATTGGTGCAGGCACACACACCAAGCTCTATGCTATGAATGAGGCTGGAACACTGAAAGACATTACACCCACAGGCTTCACCACAGGATATGCAAGCTCTACAGTGCTAACCGGCTATGGTTACAGCACTTATGGATCATTTGCCTATGGCGTGGCACGACCAGACACCGGCACACCCATTGCAGCTACCACCTGGTCACTTGATACATGGGGCGAGTATTTGATTGCTTGCTCTAGCACAGATGGCAAGCTCTATGAGTGGCAATTGGGATTTTCAACGCCAACCAAGGCTGCTGCCATTACCAATGCGCCAACTGGAAACAAGGCGGTTTTGGTCACCCAAGAGCGAATTATCTTTGCACTTGGCGCTGGAAATAACCCAAGGAAAGTGCAGTGGTGCGACCAAGAGAACAATACCCAATGGACACCAGCTGGTGACAATCTTGCAGGCGATTATGACTTAGCCACCCCTGGCTCACTTATGGCTGGCAAACGGGTCAAGGGTGTGAATTTACTGTTTACCGATGTGGATGTCCACACGGCCCAGTATGTTGGCGCTCCATTTGTCTATGGCTTTGAGAAGGCTGGCTCTGGCTGCGGTCTCATTTCGGCCCAGGCGGTGGCGGCCATTGACACTGCTGCCATTTGGATGAGTCGGGCAGGCTTTTGGATTTATGACGGGTATGTCAAGCCACTGCCAAGTGATGTGTCAGATTACATTTTTGACAATATCAACTATGCTCAGGCATCCAAGATTTATGCGGTCCATGTCAGCAAGTTTGGTGAGATTTGGTGGTATTACCCAAGTGCAGCCAGCAATGAGAATGACAGCTATGTCACTTTTAACTACAGAGAAAACCACTGGAATATTGGGACTATGGCCCGTTTGGCCGGTGTTGACGCTGGTGTGTTTACCTATCCCTTGATGGTTTCAAGTGATGGCTACATCTATGAGCATGAGGTCGGCTTTAACTATGACAGCGCCAGCCTTTATGCTGAGTCTGGTCCAGTGCAATTGGGCAATGGCGACAACATCATGTCCATTCGCCAAGTAATTCCAGATGAGCAGACACTGGGTGAGGCGGTGGTCTCATTCAAAACCCGCAATTACCCAACTGGCACACAATCCACATTTGGACCATACACGGCAGCAAACCCAACTTCAGTGAGGTTTTCTGGTCGGCAAGTCAACATGAAGGTGACTGGCAACACTTTGGCTGACTGGCGAGTTGGTGTGATGAGACTTGATGCTGTGCCATCTGGGAAGCGATGAGCGACCAAGAACATTTGGAGAGGCTACGCCACCATGTGGAGGCTGCCTTAGAATACTCTGGAGGCACACATAATTTTGATGACATTGCCGAGATGGTCGAAAAGCAGCAATTGCAGCTGTGGCCAGCCAAAGACTCGGTGGTGTTGACAGAGATCATTGTCTACCCACAACTGAAGAATTTGCATTACTTCTTGGCTGGTGGCGACCTAGATGAACTCTCACGGATGAGACCATTGATCGAATCCTGGGGCAAATCACTTGGTTGCACCAGGGTGACTCTAGCAGGCCGAAGAGGCTGGCAAAAGTCATTTTTGAAAGACGAAGGGTACAGTCCACAGTGGTCTGTATTGGCAAAGGAACTTTAGGGGATAAATATGGCATCAATAGCACTTAACTGGGCGCTCAACAATGGCATGAGCCAAGAGCAGTTTGATCAAAGAATATTTGATTATGTTGCGCAAAACATTGCTACAAAATCACCAGCAGAGCTACGCATTGAGATGGACCGACTCGGTGTCAGTCCAGACGATGTGGCGCGTGCCACTGGTGTCAGTGCTGCTGATGTCAAGGCCCAATATGCTGAAGCATTGCCACAAACTAAAGCAGAAATGGTTGCTAAAGCGGCTGCTGCTGCTGAATTGTCAGGCCGTGTCAATCAAGACGTTACGGCCACACAAGCCACAAAAGATATTTACAGCCAAGCGGCCACTGTTGCACAAGGTCTTTTGGGTACTACTACTGATAAGACTGCCACTGATAAAGCTGCTGCTGACTTGGCTACACAGCAAAAAGCTGCTGCTGACAAGTTTGCAGCTGACCAGGCTGCGGCTGCCAAAATAACGGCTGATAAGGCTGCTGCTGACAAGATTGCGTCTGATAAGGCTGCTGCTGATGCGGCTGCCATTGCTGCATCTAATGCAACTGCTGCGGAAAAGGCTGCTGCTGCCAAAGCTGCTGCTGATGCTAAAGCAGTATCAGATGCTGCGGCTGCCAAGGCCACTGCTGATGCTAAAGCTGCTGCTGACTCAGCTGCTGCCACAGAAGCTGGATTAAAGGCCAAGGCCGAGAAAGCTGCTGCCGATAAAGTTATTGCCGATAAGATTGCAGCCGATAAAGCTGCTACTGATAAGGCTGCTGCTGATAAGGCAGCAGATAACGCTGCAATTGTGGCTGCGGCTGCCAAAACGGCTGCTGATGCTGCGGCTGCCAAAGCTGCTACTGACACAACAAATACAACGCTGGCGGCTGCGGCCACCAAGGCTGCGGCTGATGCAGCCACTGCAAAGGCAAATTCTGATGCGGCTGCTGCTGCGGCAGCTGCTGCCACAACCAAATCCTTTAGTGATGCTGCTGCAAAGGTAGTGGCTGATAAGGCTGCAGCCGATAAAGCAATTTCCGATAAAGCGGCTGCTGATGCTGCTACTGGTAAGGCTGCGGCTGATAAAGCTGCGGCTGACAAGATTGCAGCCGAGAGACTTGCTGCGACTACTGGCGCCAGATCGCCTGGTCTTGCTTATGCCTTGGCCAATGGCATGACACAAGAGCAGTATTACAAAAACATTTTTGATTTTTACAAAAAGAACTCTAGTCTGTCTGACTCAATGTTGCGCTCGGAAATGGACCGACTGCAAATCACACCACAGGATGTGGCGGCTGCCACTGGTGTGACTGTGGAAAGTGTATTGACACGCTACAACGCAGCCAAGGCCACAACCCAAGCAGAACTGGATGCGCAGGCAAAAGCTCAAGCTGATCTGGCAGCGCGTCAAGGTCAATGGAAAGCTCAACAAGACAAAAATGCACTTGATTGGGCTGCCCAGCAAAAAGCCAATGAAGTGGCATGGGCTGCCCAGCAGGCTAAAAATGCTGCTGATTGGGCTGCGCAGCAAAAACTGACGCAAACTGCACAGAATGCTTATGGCACAGCACCAATGACTCTTGGCCAGAAGTTTGGCAGCTATGAGTCCATTCCAATTGGCGCTCAATACAACCCTGCCGTGACTCCTGGTGGCGCTTCACCCTACAGCATGGTGATGAAGCAAATGACACCATTCCAAAACCCTTATGCCAACTTTGTGCCTGGCACACCACTGGGTGG